GTTGTTTCATTCTTTATCTTCTCCTTTTAATCATCAAATAAACTCGAACAATTCGTGTTCACCCGGAATATATAATTTTCCGTTTTCGACACATCGAAACAAATCACACTTGCTTCCACAACTTGCTGTATAAAATTTTTCCAAGCTATAGTCGCATTTCTTCCAATCCGTTTCGTAATTACACATTCCAAGTTCTGTATCACTTTTAAGGTGCTTAGAAAGAGTATAAAGATTTTTATCTTCACATTCTTTCAAATTTCGTTCCGGTTCAAAATGATAACCGTTATATTTAAACATAATATTCCTCACTTTCTATTCTTAAAATTCATCGCTCCATTACTTTAATACTGATTCATAATAACTAAGTTCCATTTCATCAAGTCCGTTTTCCTCTGCCGATGTATCATCTTTAAGAACATTAAAAATCATATCAACTGTCATATCCAATGTATACGATTCCCAATATTCTTCTTTTGTTAAATTATTATCTTCTGAATCCATAAAATAAAAAGCATTATCTCCGATTTTACAACAAATTCCTAAACAACCTGCGTAATTATTCTCAATAGAAATAATCCCATTTGCAAAACCATTTTTAATTATTTCTCTTGTAATCATAATTATCTTCTCCTTAATCAAAATCATCGTTCTTATTCCAATTTATTTTCTGACCACAATTTTCACAATATGGCATTTGAAAATCTTCACACATTGCAGATAATGGACGCTTACAA